GGTCGATCAAACCGGCGTGGCAGGTCATGCTCGGCCGCATCAAGGGCATCCCGGATGACCCGGATGCGGATCCGGCGTTGGCTCGGGCGGATATCAAGCAGTTCCAGGCGCATTCGCCGCAGCCGCATATTGATTTGTTCCAGCAGCACGCCAACAACTTCTCGGGGCAGACCAACATCCCGGTCACGGAGTTGGGTGTGCAGGCTAGGACGAACACCACCACCGCGGACGGCACCGACGCGGCTGACAGGGCGTTGGTTCGCACGGCGGTGGATGCGATGGAGAACTGGACCCCATCGTTGAACCGGTCGATGTTGCGGGCGTTGGCTATTCAGAACGGTTTGTCCGCGGTGCCGCGTGAGTGGTGGACGATCGACGCGAAGTGGCGTGCCCCGGAGTGGTTGACGAAGTCCGCCCAGGCCGACGCCGGCATGAAGTTGTTGACGGCGGTGCCGTGGTTGGCTGACACCGAAGTCGGGCTTGAGCTGCTGGGGTTGGATGAGCAGCAGATCGCCCGGGCGATGTCGGAGAAGCGGCGCGGCGCCGGCAGTGCGACGATCACGCGTGCCGCCCTGGACGCTTTGAAGCAACAGCAGTTAGTGCCGCAGGCTAATGGCTTCGCAACTGGCAACTGATCTGCAGCTCGTGTCCGGGTTAGCGGCAACGCAACTCGACCCGCTGTGGACGGTTGATAATCCGGCCGCGCTCGAGGCGGCGATGTGGGAAGTCATTCCCGGCGTCGTCGATGAGTGGGCTGTCGCATCGTCTGCTATCGCCGCGGATTGGTATGACTTCGAGCGCGAGCAGGCCAACATCGACGGCCGGTTCCGGGCGATCGTGGAACCGCTGGCAGATTTGGGCACATCGGCGTTGGTCGGCTGGGCCACTGAGCCTTTACGTCGGGCGGTGCCGGATCTTGCGGCGGTGAAGTTCCGCACGGTGAGTGGTGTGCAGAAGCGTGTCACCAACAGTGCGAACTACACGATCACCGGGTCGTCAAAGGCGGATCCGCAGGCCCGCGGGTGGATGCGGAAGACCAGTGCCGATGCCTGCAACTTCTGCAAGATGGTCGCATCCAAGGGCGCTGTGTTCACCGAGAAGACTGTTCGGTTCGCCTGCCACGACGACTGCACATGCAGGGCTGTTGCGGCGTGGTCCGGCCGTGAGTTGCCGGTGCAGCCGTATACCCCGTCGCAGCGTGACCTGACTGATAAGCAGCGGGCCGATATGAACCGGCAGTCACGCGCCTGGATCAAGGCGAACCTCACCTAGACCTCCCTTCCCAAACGGGCGGGGCCACTTCCGAAATGGGAGAACACTGCTATGTCCGAAATAGCCACCGCCGAGGGAACCGAACCGGTAACCGAGGACACTGAGCACACCGAAACCGAACAGTTCCCCGCCGACCACCCGCTGGTGAAAACCCTTGCGGCGCAGAAAGCTCAACTCAAGGAACTGAAGGCTAAAGCTTCCCGGCTCGATGAGATCGAGGAGTCGCAGAAGTCTGAGGCTGAGAAGGTCGCTGACAGGTTGGCGAAAGCCGACGCTGTGGTGGCCGGGGTTCCGTCGCAGGTGTGCGAAGCACTCAAAGCCCATCTGATCGCGATTCACGAGATCGCGGCGGAGGACGCTGAGCTGTTCTTGACGGCCACCGACCCGGAAACCCTGTTGAAGCAGGCTGATCGGCTGGTCGGCCAATCGGGCAAACGCAAAAACATTGTTCCCCGTGAGGGGCGCAACCCCAATCCGGCCCCTACCGATCCGACGCGGGATTTCCTGCGGTCGATCAACGGGCAATAAACCCTTTTAAGGAGTATCGAAATGGTTGCTTTGCAAAGCACCGACCTGTTCCTGCCAACTCAGATCGCCGATGGCATCGTTGAGCGTGTCAAGACGGCTTCGACCGTCGCGGCCCTCAAGGGCCAGGCGCCGATGCGTTTCGGCAACGTCAACATCGTGACGTTCGACGAAGACCTGTCGGCGGAGTTCGTTGAGGAGTCCGAGCACAAGAGCAGCGATGAGGCCCGCCCGCAGTTCGTCACCGCGGTGCCCCACAAGGCTGTTGTCCAGATGCGGACCTCGGATGAGTTCAAGTGGGCCGATGAGGATTACCAGCTCGGTATCCTCGCCAAGTATCAGGAGAAGTGCGCCCGCGCTATCTCCCGCGCGCTGGATCTGGGCCTGTACTACCGGCTCAATCCGCGTACCGGCACCGAGATCACGTCGTGGACGAACTACCTGAACACCACCGACAAGCGGGTTCCGGTTGGCGCGAACGCCGACATCGACTTCGAGTCGGCCGCCGGCAAGGTCATCGCCGATGGCTACCCCGTCAACGGTGTGGCGTTCGACCCGTCCTACGCCTGGACCCTCTCGACCGCCCGCTACGCGGACGGCCGGAAGAAGTACCCGGAACTCGGCCTGGGCAACGGCATCTCCTCGTTCGAGGGTGTCAACTCGGCCACCAGCTCGACGGTGTCCGGTAAGGCCAAAGACGGCGAAGCCACCGACAACGGCGTGAAGGCCATCCTCGGCGACTTCCAGGGCGGCATCTACTGGGGCATCCAGAAAAGCTTCCCGTTCCGCATGTTGGAGTTCGGTGACCCGGACAACGCGGGCCGCGACCTCGCCGGGCACAACGAACTCCTGTTCCGCACGGAGATCGTGTACGCCTGGTATGTGTGGCCGGAGAAGTTCGCGGTCATCGAGGGTGCTGCGGCACCCAAGACCGAGGCAGCCCCGACCGCCAAGACGGCCTCCAAGTAGCAACCGTTTGAGTGGCGGCCCGGGCGATCCCCGGGCCGCCACTCTTCGGGAGACAACATGCCTGCGGTAAGCATCAGCCCGGAGGATCTGAAGCCGTTCGCCGACATCCCGCCTGACAAAGCGCAGGCGATGATCGACGACGCAATGGCCTTGGCCGCGTTTTACGCCCCGTGCATCCTCGACCCGAGGTTTGAGTATGAGGCTGCGGCGACGGCGATTATCCGTGGGGCGATCCTGCGGTGGAACGCCGCCGACACCGGTGCTGTCACGTCGCAAACCGCGGGCCCGTTCTCCGTTGCCATTGACTCCAGTGTCCGCCGAAACGGCATGTACACACCGGAGGAAATTGAGCAGTTGCAGGCGATGTGCGCGGACCCGAACGCCGGGAAGAACGGCACCGGGACGGCGTGGGGTTACGACACCATCCCCACTGGGACGGTGCAGCAGCACGCCGAGATCTGCTGCACAACCTTCAACGAACCTCACTGTTCGTGTGGGGCGAACCTCACGAAGTCCGGGCAACCGTTGTGGGACGGCTACGCCTCGTGAGGCTCACGCCTTTGCCGTTCACCTGCCTGCATGAGTCCTACACCCCCGGTGAGGAAGACGGGCACGGCAACACCCTCCCCGGCTGGACTGAGCCGGTGGAGGTGCCGTGCATGTGGTGGCCGGTGTCCTCCGAGGAACCACCGGGCCCACCAACAGGATCCGAACGGGTCGTCGGGGAACTCGCCCTCGTCGTCGATGTTGCGATCCCGATTGATCAGCGGGACAGGTTCACCGTCAAAGAGCAACTGTTCGAGGTGGCCGGCCTGGCGAAGAACTACGACTACGGGCCGTTCGGGTTCACCCCGAACCGCAAAGTCATCGAACTGCGGATGGTCCGATGAAAATCACGTTCAACAACAAGGGCTTCGACGAGCTGCGTACCTCGGCCGGGGCGCAGGCGTTGGTGAAGCAGCACGCCGACAGGATCGAAGCCGCGGCGAACGCTATCCCGTCGACCACCACCCCTGCGGCTACTGAGCCGTACTACGAAGCTCATGAGGCCGGTGACGAACACCGTGCCCGCTACCGGATCGCTACCACCGGCGCCAGGGCTTCCCGGCATGAAGCGAAAACCTTCGCACTGAACCGGGCGTTGAGCAGCGATGGCTGACGAGATCCTGGTGTACCCAGACATGACGATGGTGGCCCGGAAGTATCTGCTAGCCGGCCTGGCCGAGCAGGGCATCACCGGCGTTCCGGTGGCCTCGCGGATCCCATCCCCGTTGCCCGAGTGGTTCATCCGCTGCTTCGCGCTCCCAGGTTCGGAAACATGCAAGCGGGTGCAGTGGTGCCAAGTCATCGTCCAGGTGTACGGCACCGACGACGAGTTCTGTTCACAGATGGCACGGATCTGCGCCGCGGTAATGAGGAACGCCCCCGAAATGGAGGTCGACTTCTTCGACACTGGTGAGAAGCTGAGCCTGGTCAGCGAACCCTGCGAACTCAACGGGCCATTTCCTTCAGAGGATCCCGATCTGCCGGATTGGCCGGTATATCGGTTTGCCGTGACGTGGACGGTGCAGAACCAGCTCTGGATGCCCTGACTTGTCGGAGCCACCCGTACACTGGTTCTAACAAAGCGGCCCAGGCGGTGCGTCAACACCGTAATCCTGGGCCTGACCGACACGGGAGGTCGGCTAGTGGTGAACGATACGCCGATACCGCACGGCACCCGCAACGGATACAACTATCACAAGTGCCGCTGCGAACCTTGTCGTACTGCCGCTGGCGAGTATGCACGCAAGCGAGCAGCCGATCGCGATCCTGGATCCATTCCGCACGGAACCCCGAACGGCTACAAGCATTACGGGTGCCGGTGCGACAAGTGCAAGGCTGCCATGAAGGATTACGGCAGCAAGTTCACGAAGGGTGGCGTCCCCGACAAACCAGTTCCGCACGGCACGCTGAACGGGTACAAGCATTACAAGTGCCGTTGCAAGGACTGCAAGGCCGCTAAAAGCCGAAATGCTCGCGAGTATCGGGAAAACTGGGAACCCAGTGAGTTGATCCCGCACGGAACGGCTAACGGGTACTCAAATTACAAGTGCCGCTGTCGGGAATGCTCGGCGGCAGTCGCCGAGTTAGGGCGTCGTTGGCGGGAGAAGAACCCGGACCGCGGCCGGCGTTACCGAGAAGAGAACAGAGAACTGATCTCAGGATTCAGTCGCCGCAGACGGGCACGAATGCGAAATGCATTCGTAGAAGACGTTCCGCGGTTGGAGATCTTTGAGCGGGACAACTGGCAGTGCCAGATCCCAGGCTGCCTCTACCCCGGCATTCCAGCAAGCCTGGATGTGCCCCACAAGGATCCGCTCTATGCCAGCGTGGATCACATCATCCCGCTGTCTAAAGGCGGGCTGCATGAGCGGTCAAACCTGGCCTGCTCGCATCTTCGGTGCAACTTCACGAAGCAGGCTCGCACCGAAGGCATCGCCTAACTAGGCAGTTTCTGAAAAGTCTTGGCCCCCAGCATCCCCGCTGGCGGGCCTATCATGCGTCCCCGGTTGGGCGCTTCCGTAATTAGGAGAACACCAACATGACTGCACCAACCCCGCCCGTAGCGCACACGCTGAGCAAGAACACATTCGTCGGTGTCCCGAAGGTATCCGGCGGCATCTTCCTGGTGCCGCAGACCGTGATCCTGCCGACCGACGCGATCACT